AAGGTCTACGAAGACATGGGCCGACTTAAAATTAAAAAAATCATAGAATAAACTTGTAATCAAAAGTAAATTAACTTATTTTTACATCATGGGTTTACCCAAACAATTATCAGAACAACAAAAGAAATTTGCGGAGCTATTGGTCTACAATGAAGGACGTAAGACACCAACTGAATGCGCTTTGGAAGCAGGTTATGCTGAAGGGTCAGCACATGTACGCGCGTCTGAACTCCGCAATGCAAACAAGTTCCCACTCGTCGTCAAATACATTGGCGAGCTCAGGTCCGAAATACAGAAAAAATACGAGATTACTTTTGAAAAACACATCACAGAACTCGGTCGTATACGCGAAGAGGCTCTTGCTAAGGGAGCTTTCAGCGCAGCGGCGAATGCAGAAGTTGCTAGAGGAAAAGCAGCAGGGCTATACATCGAGCAAAAAATAAGTCTGACTGGTAAGATAGAGGACCTATCAATAGAAGAGCTCGAGTCAAAAATGAAAAAAATATACGAAGATAATAAAGTTTTGATTGAAGGAGAGATCGTTGGCGAGGAAGAGTAAACTATTTGTTGAGCACATACCTGGACCAAAAAAGAGAACATCTATTGGTCAGAGCGTCAGGTCCAGACCAAAAAACAAACAAAAGCGTAGAAATTTCAAAAAATACAGAGGACAAGGAAAGAAGAGATGAAAAAAATAGATCTATCTAACCCAACAGATAAACAGCTGAAGACTGGTTATTTGAACTATAACACCAGCATGGTGGTGCAACTACTACAGAATTTTTGCAAAAGTCCTGAAGGTGCCAACGCTGGGGTGATGTTGGTCCTGCCGGATGGCAGAAACCCAATGCAGAAAGAGTTCAATATCAAAGAAATTAAGCTGGTTGAGAACAAACTTATCAACGCTGCAGAGAAGTATCGGTGCGTTATCCTAGTTGAATGATTAAAAAAGCAATAAACATATTGTGGAAACAGAACCCACAAACTGATATAGCACAAGACCCAGACCCTGCAGATTTGTCTGTTGACAATGCGTATAAGACAAGATGGATCTGGTATCACACGATACTAGCTCTTGAGCTGCTCGTAATTATCATACTTTTGACAGCGATATTGGTAGCCATATCGGTAAGGTGATTTACTCTGAAAAAAGAATCTAAATTTTGGCAAAAAGTTAAGAAACATACCCCGAACATAACGTGGACAAGAGTAGAATCTTGGGCCTCTTTTGGCTTTCCGGACCTGGTTGGATACACTGAAAAGCGTGGTTTTTTTACAGTTGAGCTTAAAGTAACAAATAGTAAAAAAATAACCTTCTCACCACACCAAATAGCGTTTCACGTGAAACATCCTACTGATACCTTTATCTTGCTTGAGACCCCCGTTGCTTGTGCCCCGATACTTTATCCAGGATCCATGATTCGACAGCTTGCGGCCCACGGACTTGCGGCTCCGGGTGCTTGTGCGCTTGCGGATTGGAGCGAGCTTGAGCCTCGCTTGCTGCTTAACCGTAAAGCAGGAACATCCCCAGGGCCACGGTCCCGCAGTAAATAGACAAGGCCAGCCAAAATTTAGTGTTTTCCATATGCAATATTCTTTACTTTCTTATCCCAGCAGGCCCGGCAGTCCCGGCACTCGTTATCTTGATCAGGCGCCGGGCATGTCGTATGAAATACACTAGTCACAACGGTTGACGTTAGCGGCCAGCTGTTCGGCGCTGGTCCGTCCACTTTCGTGGCGCTCAATCTAATAGTTAAGTTTTCAGGCACCCGTTCCACGGGTATTTTTTTCAATAGTCCAGCTTCTCGAGTCGGTAGCCAGTGTTCAATGTCCGGCGTCATTCTACATACCTGGAAGATTTTTAATAAATGTTTTACGCTTTGTATGTCCCCTGAGTCATGCCACCTAAAATGGCGTGACTTCCTGGCGTTGATATCCTCGGCCATGGTCCGCGCCCAGTCCGGCCGGTGAATACTGGCCAGGCGTTTCATCATGGCGTTCATGACGTTTGGGAACCGGTAGCGCCCTTTTAATGCATAGCAGCCATGGCACGTGGTCCCCGGCACCTGGGCCAGTTTGCTGCCCGTCTTGCAATGGATGGCCGGTAAATTATAACTGTAGCCCGGCATCTTGCTGGGCTTGCTTAGCCCGCCGGTGATCTCTTTTCTTTCTTGTGCATTCATTTTAATTTTTTCCTTGTCTTATTTTCCCATAATGAATTATTTGAATATGACTTGCAAGAAAATTTTTATCTTTTTTTTCTTTTTCTGACATAATTTTGCCACAATCTTTTGGTATGCTTGCGGCTCCTGGGAGGGCCCGCCCGGAGTGCCCCAATATAATTTTTTGTTTTCTCATAGTAGTAATAATCCTCCTGTCATTATATCTATTATTAAAACCATCACCGCCACGGTGATGCCTATTACGTATAGTATAGCTGTGTCCATTAATGCATTTCCTTCCTGTCAATGATAGTTACGCCATGAAACCAACAAATATTGGTCGCGGTCCGATATCCTTTTTGATCTAGATCATAATAAGTAAAAGCCAGTTCATCGGTCTTTGTAATCCAGGCCCTTGTGTTATCGTCGTATACGCCATGCCTGATGATCATCTTATTATATTTCTTAGCGTTGTAAGCAATCCGAAATATATCGGCGTGTTTTAACTCTTCTAATAATGGTTTGATTTGTTCATTTTTAAATTTCATAATCAATCTCCGCTTTTCATTTTGTCGTTGTCATAATATTCCGGGAAGTCTTCGTCAAAATCTTGCTCCAGGATTTCTCCATCGCAGTAAGATTGTCTTCTGTCAAAATTATAATCGCCTGAATAATATTGAACGTCACTATCAACGCTTTCAATTTCGACTTTGTCCCAGTCAATTTTTACATTTTCTAAAAGTTTGTCCGCCGCTTCGTCTTCATCTTTTGCTAAGACTCTAAACGTTTTTTCAACCAGGTAATGTTCCGTGATCCGATAAACTTTTTTCCCGATGTCTTCTCTTTCGATTTCTAATTTATCTAGCGTCATTGTGTTCCCTCCAAACGTATTGAAACTCAACGCCATATTTTTTTATAAATTCATCATAGTGCATATGTTCGGCGTCTTCTTGCATCTTGATCATTTCATCTGTGCTGCTCATGCTGCTTGCTCCTTGTTAAGTGATTGTATCATTTTATCCCATAACAAGTAAAGATAAATCATGTCAAAACTAAGGCAAGTTATATATAAAATTTAGTTATACTTTGCCTTAATTCTGCCACACTTGTGTGGTAGCGGGACCCACCCACCCCTAGTAGTGTTGCAAAAATGTCACGCTATATGTAGCTTGTGTATTATGGGAGGGCCCGCCCAAAAAAGTCGTAGGGGTCCCAAACAAAAAGCAAACAAGAAAAACAAAAGCACCCCCCACCCCCGGTTTTGTCAGGTAGGGGTCCCAGTATGTGTATATATAGTTTGATTTGGAGATAGATATGGGCTAAATTCATTTTCAATGTTTCAAAACAAAATCGCAAAAATTTTGCGCAAAAATTTTTCAAATGCTAAGTCCAGAGCAAATAAATAATTTACCACCAGACGCTAAAAAAGAATATTTGAAAGCTATGCTGCTTCTTGATGAAAAGAAGAAAGACAAAGCAGTTCGTGAAGATTTCTTGACTTTTGTAAAATATATGTGGCCTGATTTTATAGAGGGCGAGCATCACAAGATAATGTCTGAAAAGTTTAACAAGGTTGCAAGTGGCGAGATAAAAAGATTAATTATTAATATGGCACCAAGACATACCAAGTCTGAGTTTGCATCAAACTTCTTTCCTGCTTGGATGATTGGTAACCAACCTGATCTAAAAATAATTCAAGCCACGAACAACGCTGAGTTAGCCGTGAGGTTTGGTCGTAAAGCAAAATCTCTAATGGACACGGACGACTATAAAAAAATATTTAACACAAGACTCAGAGAAGACTCCAAGGCTGCAGGTAAATGGGAAACGGACCAGGGCGGTGAATATTATGCGGCGGGTGTTGGCGGAAGCATCACGGGCCGTGGTGCAGACTTACTTATCATTGATGACCCACACTCGGAGCAAGACGCGATGAACATCGCATCGTTTGATCGTGTGTATGAGTGGTATACATCAGGACCACGACAACGTTTGCAGCCAGGCGGTCGTATCATTGTTGTGATGACTAGATGGAACGTAGCTGACTTAACAGGTAAATTACAACGTGCACAAAAAGAGCCAAAAGCAGATCAGTGGGAAGTAATCGAGTTTCCTGCGATCTTGCCTTCGGGTAAACCAGTCTGGCCTGGATATTGGAAAAAAGAAGAGTTAGAAGCTGTAAAGGCATCCGTAAGTATACAAAAATGGAACGCACAATACCAGCAAAATCCCACGGCAGAAGAAGGATCTATTATCAAAAGAGAGTGGTGGAACCTGTGGGAGAAAGAAGAGCTACCACCATTGCATCATGTTATACAGTCCTACGATACAGCTTTTATGAAAAAAGAAACATCAGACTTTTCTGCGATCACAACCTGGGGCGTGTTTTATCCAAGCGAGGACAGCGGACCGGCGCTTATCCTGGTTGATGCCATGAAAGATAGACTGGAGTTTCCAGAGCTCAGGCGCGTTGCAAAAGAGCAGTATGATTATTGGAAACCAGAGTCTGTGATAATCGAGGGTAAAGCATCAGGGCTGCCATTGACCTATGAAATGCGCAAGCTGGGAATACCAGTTATTAACTTTACACCTAGCCGTGGAAATGATAAACATACTAGAGTGAACTCTGTTGCACCGTTATTTGAAGCGGGGCAAGTCTGGGCGCCAGACGCAAAGTTTGCTGAAGAGGTTATAGAGGAGTGCGCTGCATTTCCACTCGGTGAACATGATGACTTAGTGGATAGCATGACTCAAGCCGTAATGAGATTTAGACAAGGTGGTTTTGTTGATCATCCAGATGACTATGAAGATGAAGCAGTATCACACGAACAAAGAACGTACTACTAAGGAGGTGACGTAAATGATAATTAACCCAACAATGTTAAGAGGACTAGGTTCTTTGATAAGTGGCATATTAGGATCATTTGCTGTTGATCAAGACAGAGCAAGAATTCAAGGCCCTGGACGAGGAGCAGAACGTATAGAGGGAACTGCACCTCTTATACCAGTAGAAGTGCAACAGTTAGAAAAATCACAACCTGTGCTTAGTCCAGAGGATATTCTTTTGGACAAAGAAGGTTTTCCTGTAATGAGAGACGAAGACTTCATGCAAAGCGAATTTGATCTTCCGTATATTTTAACTCCAGGTGGAGGCAGACCAGAGCCACAACAACCTGCGGATATGGATATTCGAGATTTGTTGAACATGCTTTTTAATAGAGGATAAAATGGCCATAGAAAAAAACACGGACACCATGCCAAAAGAAAATATTCTTTTGGATGAAGAGGTAGAGGTTGCAGTTCAACCAGAAGAGTTTCAAGAAGGCGGTGCTGTCGATATTGAAATGACAGACGATGGCGGCGCAGAAATAAATTTTGACCCACGAGCACAAGCCATGGAGGGCGGACAGTTTCACGAAGCAAACCTAGCAGAGTTTATAGAAGAAGACGTTTTACAAGAACTCGCATCAGAATTACAAAACAGTTATCAAGAATACAAAAGCTCCCGATCTGATTGGGAGGATGGATACATGAAGGGCTTAGATCTTTTAGGTTTTAAATATGAAAACAGATCAGAGCCGTTTCAAGGTGCAAGTGGTGCAACACACCCCGTTCTTGCAGAAGCGGTTACACAGTTTCAAGCACTAGCATACAAAGAACTAATGCCAGCGAACGGACCTGTTCGCACACAGATTATCGGTCGTATTGACTCAGAAAAAGAAAAACAATCGCAACGTGTAAAAGATTTTATGAATTACCAGTTGACGACTAACATGAAAGAATACGAACCAGAGTTTGATCAAATGTTGTTTAACTTACCTCTAGCAGGTTCAACTTTTAAGAAAGTTTATTTCGATTCTGTTCTTGGTCGAACAGTTTCTAAGTTTGTGCCTGCTGAGGACTTGGTCGTGCCATACAGTGCAACATCACTAGAAGATGCAGAAGCCATTATTCATGTTGTAAAAATATCAGGTAACGATCTACGCAAACAACAGGTATCAGCTTTTTACAAAGACATCGAACTAGGCGAACCTGCTTTCGATACAAACGACGTTCAAGATAAAAAAGATAAGATAGAGGGAGTAACTCGAGCCGCGTCGGCAGAGATGCACACTCTTTTAGAGTGTCACGTTGAATTAGATCTTGAAGGGTATGAAGACAAGAACATGCAGACAGGAGAAGAGACCGGCATCAAACTTCCATACATTGTTACTGTTCATGATGAAACAGGAAACGTTTTAGCAATTAGAAGAAACTATTCTGCGATTGATCAACTAAAAAGAAAAAAAGAATATTTCGTACACTTTAAGTTCCTACCAGGACTTGGCTTCTATGGGTTCGGCTTAATCCACATGATCGGCGGATTGTCTAGAACTGCAACTGCAGCACTCAGACAATTACTAGACGCCGGCACCTTGTCAAACTTACCAGCCGGATTTAAACAAAGAGGCATCAGAGTTAGAGACGAAGCGCAGCCGTTGCAGCCAGGCGAGTTTCGTGATGTTGATGCTCCTGGTGGAAACTTACGTGATGCGTTTATGCCGTTGCCATTCAAAGAGCCAAGCGGCACGCTCCTTCAATTGATGGGCGTGGTTGTGCAAGCAGGGCAACGTTTTGCATCAATCGCTGATATGCAGGTCGGTGATGGCAATCAAGGCGCAGCAGTGGGCACGACAGTAGCGCTCTTGGAGCGCGGATCGCGGGTTATGTCAGCTATTCACAAAAGATTGTATCAATCTATGAAAAGAGAGTTTATGCTGATAGCAGATAATTTTGCAACTTTCTTACCAAAAGTCTATCCATACGACGTTGTTGGTGGACAAAGACAAGTCTTTGCGGCTGATTTTGATCAAAGAGTAGATATCATACCGGTCGCAGATCCAAATATATTCTCACAAACACAAAGAATAAGTTTAGCACAGACAGAATTGCAGATTGCAATGTCAAATCCTGACTTACACAACATTTATCAAGCCTATCGACACATGTATGAAGCTTTAGGTGTCAAAGATATTGACATTTTGTTGCCACCACCAGCTCCAATGCAGCCAATGGACCCTGCAAGTGAAAATATTATGGCTTTGAACAACAAAAAGTTTCAGGCTTTTGCGGGACAGGACCATCAAGCTCACATGAAAGCACATATTCAGTTTATGGGCACCATAATGGTGCGAAATAATCCAAAAGCACTTGCAAGATTGCAACAAAACTGCATGGAACACATAAATTTGATGGCACAAGAGCAAATTCAGCTAGAATTTGCACAAGAAATGCAGCAGATGCAACAAATGCAGCTTCAAATGCAAGCAATTGCACAACAAGCAGGCCCAGCAGTGCTACAAAACCCACAATTTATGCAAATGCAGAGACAAATACAGGCAACACAACGGTCAATGGAGGCAAGAAAGTCACAATTGATAGCAGAATTTACTGAAGATTATGTAAAAGCTGAGAAACAAGTTCTCAACCAGGTTGAAAATGATCCTGTATTGAAACTAAAAGACAGAGATTTAGACTTAAAAGCTAGAGAGGCACAAAGAAAAGAAGAAGAAGGACAACAAAAAGCAAATCTTGACATGATGAGATTAATGCAAAACAAAGATATTGCAGAGGAGAAACTAGATCAAAACGACAAACACGCTAAACTAAGAGCCAGCGTGTCCTTAGCAAAGCAAGGTATCGATGAGATGCAAGCGGTTGTTAAGGAGACAAACTAATGGTCAAATCTTTTAGAGATAGCGGAGAGTTTAGAGAATCAAGTGGTTTTGGCCCACTAGGACCGGGTGGAGGCGATAAAAAACAAAAACAGAAAACACAGCAGGATGCGAAAGATCTCGCATACGACATGGACACCTCTAAGTATGAGGGTAATTTAAGAGATGTAATTCAAAATAAAAATATTGAAATTCAACAAAATCGACAAAGGGTCGCACAGAGAATTGCAGAGGATCCGACTAGAGCAGGGTTTAGAGGTTTTTTTCCATCAAGAACTGACATAGAGCAGACTAGAGAAAGATTTGCAAACTTAGGTCAAGCCATAACTCCAAAAAATATAGCTGGAGGCATAATAAGCCTTGCAACGGGTGTTCCGTTTTTAGGTAATTTTCTTTTAGGAGCTCTTGCACCACAAACGGCTCAAGCACAGGATACCACGGGGTTTGCGTTAAACCCAGACACAGGAACTTTTCAACAGTTCAATCCTCTGACTCAAGAATTTATTGCAGGCACAGATTTTGTATCACCAAAATTCACACCGGATGATGACCTTGTTAAAGGTGATATTAATATTGTTGACAGACTTGCTGATGCCATAGCAGCTCCAAATATAAGCACTGGCATCAGAAGCTTGTTTGCACCTAGAGGCCTTGGGTTACCTGAAGACTTTTTGGACCAAAGCGCTGTTGAGACACAACCGCTATCGACAGCACAACAAACCATACTGAGTGAGTTAACAAAAGATTTACCTGTATTTGATGACACAGGCATGCCTGTGTCTATGGAGGACATGGAAAAAGATTTAAATAGAATTCTATCACAACCAGAGATTACTTTCACTACACCCGAGATAGATCCGGGAGTAACTACAACTACACCTGTAATAGATCCATTTGAAACAATGACTAATTTTTTCGCTGAACAAGGAATACTACCCGACGAAATGCAACAAGAGTTTGACGACAGGCTAATCGAAGCCTCTTTCATAACACCAGTTCAAAAACCAACAACAAAAGGTATACCCATGGACCGAGCTCTAGAGGCGATGGGTATCATAGAAAGTGGTTCAACTCCAACAAACCCTAATTTTGTAAAAGGTGATTTTATGGTTGATCCAAAATTTTTTGCAGGTGCTGGCGCAGTCAGCGCACCAATTACAAGAGCAATGTCATTTGGTCCTTTTCAAATTCAACAAGGGACTTTTGAATCTCCAGGATACGGGATAGACGCTCAGGCAGGATTACCAGAGGGGACAAATTTTGGTGATGTCATAGGTGATTACGATTTAAGTAAACAAGTTGCGGGTAATTTAATATCCGGTTTTCAAGAGGCAGGTGAGAGTGGAAAGTTTGGACTTAATCTAGATCCGCTAGATGAGGGTTTTGTATCGCCCGAGGCTATTGCGGCATACAACCTTGGTCTAAAAGGTATATCAGAATTTGATAATCCACTTAGCGCTGGTTACTTAAAAAAAGCACCAATGCAAAATCTTTTATCAGAATTTGGTTACTTAACTGATTTATAATATGGCTATTTCTAGACAACAATTAAGCAAAACAACCGACAGAAAACGTGGAAAAGTAGCCAAAGTTATGCGAGAGTTTAAAAAAGGTAAATTAAATATTGGCAAATCTAAGAAAAAGGTTAAGAATAGGCGACAAGCGATAGCGATTGCTTTAAATGAAGCAGGGGTACGTAAGAATGATCGAAAAAATAAAAGAAAAAATTAAACAAATCATAGATAGCATAAAAGAAAAGTTAGGCTGGTCTTAAGTGGGTATTCCATTTGAGATGATCACCATGCTTGGCTCCACTGTGCTTGGTGGTGTCATGAGCATTTGGTCACAAAGCATAAAAGCAAAACAAGCCGAACAAAAGATGCTACTTGCTCGAGCTGAAAAACAAGCTGAAATATTCAAAGAAGCAAGAGAATATGAAAACGTCGGCTTTCAGTGGACGAGAAGAATTATCGCATTGACTGCTATATTTGCGATAGTTGTTCTACCAAAAATATTGCCACTGATTGATCCACAAGCTCAAGTAATCGTTGGTTACTTAGAGTTCAAACCTGGGTTTTTATTCTTTGAGGGGAAAGATGTAATGCAGTGGGTTCCTATGGCACATAGGGGCATAGTTATAACACCTCTTGACACTAATTTAGTGTCAGCAATTATTGGATTATATTTCGGTGGTAGTTTGGTCAAAAAATAGTTGTCAAAAGACAAAAATCCTCTTGACGAGTTTTGGGAAGGTCTAGGAGACAAAGATAAAAAGCATGTCAGAAGCTATAGATCCAGTAAACGTAATATACAAATTCAAAAAAACGATGCAGGAGCAACTAGACGCTCTCGTCCAAACCCTAGCAAACGGGGGGATTGACAGTATGGACGAATATAAATATATAATAGGTAAGATCCATGCGATCGACTTAATGAACCAGGAACTCTCTAACCTGCTACAACCAAAGGAGCCAGACGACGATGACGACAACATCACACGCATTAGAAGATAAATATAACGCAGAAGAAGACGTTAAAAAAATAGTAGAGCACTCTAAAAAAGAACGTGCTAAAGAAAACCCAGAGAAAACAGATTTAGAAAAACTGCCAAACCCAACAGGTTGGCGTTTATTAGTTATGCCGTTTGCTGTTAAAGAAAAAACACAAGGCGGTATTATTATTGCACAAGAAACACTAGACCGTGCACGTGTCGCAACGCAAGTTGGATACGTGTTGAAGATGGGTGATCTTTGTTACAAGGACAAAGATAAATATCCAACAGGTCCATGGTGCAAGGAAAAAAATTGGGTGATTTTTGCAAGATACGCAGGATCACGCATGCAGATAGATGGTGGAGAGATAAGATTATTAAACGATGACGAAGTCCTTGGGGTCATAGATGACCCTGAAGATATTCTTCACGCAATGTAACATAGAGGAGGAACTATGCAGGACGAAACAAAAATAGATGTTGGCGAAGCTAACGAACAAGAACAAGAAATTGATCTTGATGCACCAGCACCAGAACAATCACTAGAAGAGGAGATAAATGTTGAACAAGTTGAAGACAATAATCAGCCCGCTAACGCATCTCAGGAATCTGATGAGCAGTTGGCTGTTCGAGATGAGTCGAACGATAAAAAACAAGAAAAAAAAGAACTAGAAAATTATAGCGAAAGTGTTCAAAAGCGAATAGCTAAACTCACGCACAAAATGCGTGAGGCAGAAAGACAGAAAGAAGAGGCCATAAAATACGCTCAACAAATTAAAGAGCAAGCCGCAAAAGTTAGAGGTCAATATGATTCTCTAGGCAATAGTTATACGAAAGAGCTAGAGGCAAAAGTTCAAACAGGAATGGACGCCGCAAAACTAGCTTATAAGCAAGCTGTTGAGTCTCAAAACGTTGAGGCACAAGTTGAGGCACAAAAAGCCATAGCACAAATGGCTATGGAAGAGGCTAGGCTAAAACAAATAAAACAAGTTCAAGAGCAAAGAGAAGCTCAAATTGCTGAGCAAAAAGAGAAGGTGGTTCCACAAGAAACTGTTGATCCATACGCTCAAGCAGCTCAACAGGTAGATCCTAAAGCTGAAACATGGGCTAGTAAAAACCCTTGGTTTGGTACGGATAATGCCATGACTTACACTGCTTTTGACATACATAAAAAGCTAGTTGAAGAAGAGGGCTTTGATCCACAATCTGATGATTATTATTCTGAAGTGGACAAAAGAATAAGACTTGAATTCCCACATAAATTTGATAGTGTGGAACCAACTACATCTGAGCAACCAGCTCAGACTGTTGCAAGCGCAAAACGTCCGGCCACTGGAAAAGGACGCAAGAAAACTGTGAGACTCACACCGTCACAGGTAGCAATTTCTAAACGATTAGGTGTGCCACTCGAAGAGTATGCGAAACAATTAGCCGCGAAGGAGGGATAAGCATATGGAAAAAGATAAAACAATAAAAACTTCTCGCGCGAGTCAATCGAGGGTCAAAGAAG